TCTGGTAGAAAATTGATAGCTGGTTGGGGGCAACACTCTTCTATGGTTGATAATTTTTCTACAACTGACCACCACTCTACATTTACATCACTCACTACCAAGTCCAAGATACATAAGAATATCTAATTCCATTTGTTACTGGATCAACTTTATGGGGATATAAAAAATTTGAAGGAAAGATAATTAAATCTCCAGTCTTCATATCTATTTTTTTATCCTCACATATAACAAATTCTCCCCCTTCATAATTATCGTTTAAAGTTCCTATGATAGAAAGAGTTGGAATTCCTTTCCTTTTACCGTCAAATAAAGATTCAATGCCATCATAATGATTTGACATTGTTTGACCTACGGAGTATTTAATAAATTTTATAGACGAATATCCCGTCCAAGAATTAAACCATTCTAATTCTAATCTGTTTATATATTCTTTTAGAGTGTCGCGTAACTTTTTTATTATTATATTATTGATAGAAAAGATTTCGTCATTAAAATCCTCTATTGTTTCTGGCTCCATTTCTTTAGATTCATGGTAATGCTTATCGGTATGAGCCCTATACCATTCATGCTTTACCCACTTTTTTTTCTCAAGATTGATTATAATATCTGTACAAAAGTTATCATTTAGAAAATTATTTTTATATAAAATATAATGTTCTAAATCCTTATTCAAGGCCTGTTCTCCTAGATTCTAGTTGTGCCTCTCTTACTGCCATATAAACTTTATGATTGTATACATATGTAGGTAATTGCCCTTTAAAAACGAACGGATTCCTGCAGTATGTTTTCTTAAAATGAAGATAAATAATTTTTTGTAACTTCGTCATTTATCATCTTTCTTTTAACCTATCATTTAAATCAGAAATATGTGCAGATACGACGTCAGTTAATATAAAAGGAAATAATCCATGTATTAAAGAGACAACAGCAAGGAATAAAAACCCAACAAAAAGGCGTACAGTAAAAACGAAATGAACAAAATAACTCTCCTTAATTATTTTCAAGTGGCCAAATTTCATTTGAAAATATACCATAACAGGCCAGTTAACGCAGCAATATCTACACAGATAGACCAGCATAGATAGGCCTTAAGAGCGTACCTCTTCCATTCAGCGGGCCTTCTGATATACTGGGCTGGGTAAAACCATTGCATCTAACTTCTCCTCTAATCTGACGAGGTGATCCATGATCTCCCCGAACTGATCATCTGTCCTCGCAACCACTCTCTCTAATCTTTTCTCAACACTATCTAATTGAAAAGTCTGTATTGCAACGCTCTCTCTTAAATCGTATATAAACGTGAACCCACCAATAACTAAGCCTACAGTAGTCACTATGTGGCCTATAGATAGACTCTTATTAATTTGGGTTCCATTGCTCATAGCTCTAGTTTCTCCGACTCATCTCCAGGATGTATTATGTCCCACTGGGAACCGCCTGTAATAGCGCAGACTATTACTGAGTCTTCACCTGCCTGATGGAAACTTAGAAATGTCCAAGAAGGTTTTGTAGGATTAAACATAATAGCTGCAAAGGATGGTTCATCCTTCCTGTCAATCCAACCTTTTCCAATGGGGTACTCGCCTAGAATATCCTCATGGTATTCAATTGCTTCCTCAATATTATCCCAACACACTGCTTTTATTGGGAACTCTGTTGGAAACATTCTAGCCGATCCAACTAATGGAATAGCCAGAAGTAAGAGCAGCAATAATTTTTTCATATCGTTATCCGGTAGAAAACTTTTTAGGTTTTTTTATGCCGGCAGGTTTTTTAACTTGCTTCTTTCTTGGTTTAATAGAAGACGATCCAACAGCAGGCTTCATTGGAGAATATTTAAATGCCATTATCCCTTCCTCGCTTTTCCAACCCTACCTGATGTGGGATATGGATCTTTAGTTTTACGAGCCCTGGTTTGCATACCTTTACCACCAGTAGACTTTATTTGTTTAAACTGCTTCTTGCCTTTTGCCATTTCGTTTCCTATGTATTGGTGGAGGTGGCGTGGAATTGAACCCGCGTCCGGTAAGAGAATTAACTTTACTCACCGTCGAACCGTTCACCCCCAGTTACTTGTAATTAAAATGTGAATGGGTTCCTTTCGCATAATGTAATCCAAAAGATGGTCCCCATTTCTTTAAGTCGTCCTCCATCTTTTTTGAAAGAAGCTTAAATCGAACATCAAACGCGTTTCCTTCTGGATGACTTCCGCCTTCTAGTCCACCAACTGCAGTATTATGATCTTCATTTCTATAAGCGCTCGATAACTTAAAATTGAACCCATACTTATCAAAAAACTTCCTTTGCAATTTAAGGTATGCTTCTCTGGGCTTTTCTTGAAGTAATGCATAATCTCCATATGGTGGCTTCTTCCCATCAGGCATCTTTTTTATTGTTGTGTCTTCTAAATTATAAGTATCTCCTGTTGGATACAACTCATGACCAGATGCTGTTGTCTTTACACCCCACCATGGAGTGTCCAATTCTGGTAGATAAGCATCCTTTGGGGTTGGACCATACCTTTGACTTACTCCAAAGTAATCACTAAATTCATCTATGGGCGAATATTTCCACGGAAAATCAGGACTGTGGGCGCCAGAACCTGTTATCCATGATAACTGATCCGGTAATGGAGTTACTTTTGCCTGCCCCTCGTTGACCTCCACTAATTCTGGCCCATTCTCACCAACTACAGCCATACCAGGATCACCCCTAGTTCCATTTATTAGTCCACCATTGGCCATTTTACGCACAGCGCCTGGGGTTTCCCACTCTATAGTCTCAACAACATCACCATCCCTACGCATTTTCTCGTCCCATACTTTTGGATCGATAGAGGCTACCGGATCTCTCCAATAAGGAATGTCAATAGTTGGCCAATCTTTTTTATCTGGCTCCCTAAGAATTCCCTGAAAGTTTAGAAATTTTCTAAACATAGAATTTGCATCACCATAAGTAAATCCAGTATCTATTCCAGCTTTCGTAAATACATTATCTAAGAAAGAGTGAATTTCTTCATTACTTATATCCTTGAACTCTGACTTATATTTTTTTCTTATGTCCCCTAAATCCATATCAGGAGTTATACCAGCCATATTAAGGCCTTCCGCTAGTAGTCTATTTTCCTGTAAGTCATCAAGTTTCTCAGGATAACGTTCATCCCTCTGAAAATCCCATCCAAACTTATCTCTCCAGTACGGGGAATCCAATCCAAACATGGAGGCTGTATACTGGTCGGCCATTAGTGTAGACTCTTATCCACATCAGTCCTAAAATCATCTGATATCTTACTAAGAATAGAATCAACATCAACAGACTTCTTAACTTCGATCTTGTGCTCCTTAACCTCCTTAATATCCTTTTCCTGCTTAGAATATGCAGAACGGTAGTTAAACTTATTAACCATCATAAAAGAATATAGGGCAGTATTGAAGTTTTTATTTTCTATATTCTCCCTTCCCATCTGTACCCAGTAAGACTCAGAGGCTTCAAGGCCTTTCTCTGCATGTTCCTGGAAATCTCTCTTTCTGGGATCCTTAAGCCAGCGATACCACGTGGACTTATTAATCCCAAGAAACTTACAAACCTCTACAATAGAGGCTCCCTTATCAAACATTGCTATAACTTCTTTCTTATTATTGGAAGTCCATACACTACTGTGTACATACTTACCATCTTTTTTTCTTGGCTTACTCATGATGCTATAAAGTCAATAATAATTTTACCGTTAAGATGATCTATCTCATGCTGTATGCATATAGACATAAGATCTTTATAGTTCTTTACATGCTTCTTACCATGCATATCCCGAAACTCAAGTCTTATCTCTTTGTCTCTAGTAACTGGTATCTCCATATCAGGAACAGATAAACACCTTTCATTAGTAGTTACCTTACCCTTCCTGTCTATTATCTTTGGATTAATAAAGCAATGAAGGTTATTTTCCCCAGGAGAAGTATCCACAACTATCATCTTCTTGTGGATATTTATCTGAGGGGCCGCTAAACCAATACCCCCAAGTTGAGACATGACAACAGCCATATCTTCTGCCAGTTCTTTTATATCTGTTGGATCTTCTGTCTCAAAAGATATATCAGTAGACTTTTCGCGTAACCTAGGATCTGGAAAGCATAGCAGTTCAAGTGTTCCTCTAGGATCAATCTCCTTGGTGGACTCTGTTATAGCAGAACTATACATACATTCTTCTGGGAGTGGGTCTTCGCCTTCGCGCGGGACGCCGACGCTTAGGTTGAAAGGTTGCTACTTCTTTTTTAGCAGCCTTCTTCTTCTTTCCTTTCTTCTTGGCTAAGTTCCTTTTAATTCTGGCTTCAGCCCTAGCCTTAGGCTCACCAGGGTATCTTTCATATTTAGGCATTACATTTATCCTTGTTGGTGATTAGACCAATCAACCTTACGCTTCCCAAAGAGACCATAAGACTCATCACGTTTACGTTTCATAGATTTCTTTGATCTAGACTTTCCCAATCTCATCCCTACAGACTCATCTTCTCTCGCATAGTATCCCTGCTTATTAGCCATTGAGTTCTCCTCTCTTTTTTTCCCGCATATGCTTACGGTATCTTTTATCCTTACCTTTGCGGTGAGGATTATGTGGTAATATTTTATGGGGACGTTGAGTCCTCTTATCTTTAGCCATCTATTTTCGACCAGCTCCTCCG